ATGCCCACAGTAATAGACGAAAATATCCGCAAACAAGCGTTTTGGCTTTATGGAGTTATTGTCGGTCTTGCTGTTAAAGAAGCCCTAACGCACGTTCTGCCACATATCTTTAAAGAACAAATAAACCTATTAGAACGGCATATACCCGAAATGATTCGTTTATTTGTCTTTCTGGTTTTGTGCGTTAGATTTTATCTTGGTGCAGCGCAATATTTTGATGAAGCCTACGAAAAAAAGCATCCGGCCACTGTAATACCATTTGACCCTCCAGCCGAAAATATAGGAACTGCACAAGTCAATGAAGCACCGCCAGTCCTGGAAAACAAATATAAGAAAAAAAGTTTCGGGCTTGATTTCTTGGTCGGTTTTTTTCATTTTCTTATCTTTTCCGCTCTGGCTCTTTCAATTTGTTATGACGAATCGGGATGGAATAATGAAATAAGTATTTATTTGTTTCCGTCAGTTCTATTAACGATTTTGCTATATGACGTGGTTTGGCTTTTAGTAAACATAAAAAAACATACATTTGCCCTTATTAAATTGTGGACATTCTTAAACGTGGTTACGGTTGTAGTGTGTGCTGCTACTTTTGGCGCGGTTTGGGTTGTTTATCATATGAAAGAGGCAAAATTCCAGTATTTTGTAGCTGAGGCCATTGCATTTATTCCATTACTTTTACTCAGTGCGCTTGATATAGCTGAACTTATTGCCGGAACATCTATTATTCGCCGTATGTTGAGTTGGATTGCTGGAAATTTAGGTTCCCTAGCCAGTAGCAGGCAAGGTGATGCCACGACTGACGCTACTTAATGATTTTCATACGAGATCCTCTTATCTCATAATTTTAACCAGATTAAAGACTATTCAGCGGCTTTTGTGGAAAGCATCCTAGAAAGATGCTTTCCCTGCAAGAGTTTCGGCGCGGGCGTTTATCATTCGATTGCCGATTTCTGCGTCTTTCGCCCAGGACGGAACGAGTTCCCATTTGAGAGTAGAAACGGCGCGGTCATCGCCTTCCACGCGAACGACGTTAATCATCTGCGATAGCGCAATATTATATCTGGGGCCGAAGACCGCCGGATTGAGTTTTCCTACCTTAAATTCTCGTTTATACCATTCGGGCTTTGCCGTATTTGAAAATCTTCCGCACATATTATTGATTATACATTCGGAATAAAGCCTTAAAATATTTCTTTACAGTTTTATGCCCTTGTGCTAATTTTTATCCAATTCAAATATTGAGATGGAAAAGTGAATCTTCTGCCCTTTCTTATATCTTATTTCAAAAGTGAAAAGTTTTTGTTTTGCTAATCTATCTCTCTTCAAAAAGTTTAAATTCAGATGCAGTAATGAAGTTCAATTCAGATAGATTTTATTTCAAACAAAATATGAAAAAAATTTTCATCAGGACTAACTGTCATAATTCTGGTTCATTCGAGGAACGCCTTGCCAATGACCTCAAAGCAGCCCTTGAACACAAAGTTATCATAAACGATGATTATTCCATTTTGCCTGGAACTGATTTGCATAGTGAAATAAAAAGACAAATCTTTGAGTCAAACGTTACGCTTTTTGTCGTCCGTAGATTTCAGACTGACCTCAATTCTCTTTTTCTAGATGAAGTGAAATTTGCCTTGCAAAGTTACAAACGGGTTATTTTGGTTCTGGTTGATGATGTTCAAATACAATACGAAGATTTTGATTTGTTAGCTAGTCCTTTAAGGACTTTAATCCTTTTTGGGGACTTTCGTTTTCGAACGTTATATTGGCACGACGACATTAAAAGTTTAGCCCAAAAAATTGTGCTGGCGCTAGAACGAAGCTCCTCTGGAATTCACAGAGTTGCTTCCGCTAGGGGTGATCGACTTATGGAAGAACCCAAATTAGCGGCCGCTAGGAGGACCTTCAAACCTGAGGGTGATCCAGTTAAATGCACGGTTTTCGCATCTCCTGAGGTAAGACAAGGAGGCGAACTGCTGATACAATGCTTCGCGCATTTTTCTACAGACGACGCACGCGTGCGTCGTCTGGCTATCGAATACGATGAAAATGCCAAGGCCCGAGGATCCCGAACTTTTGAGGTAGAGACTGAACGCGGATCCAGAATTACGTTTAACTTATTTATGCCGAAAGGCGTCGAAAATACTGAACCGGTTCAAAACTTAGTGTGGCAGGGCTATCCTGAAGCAGTTCAATTTGCCATAAAATTTCCAAAAAACTTCGAAACGGGCGATTACACCGGCACTGTATATGTCAGTCGGGAAGGCGTTCCATGCGGGCATATTAAATTTAAGATAACGGTTATCGCTAAATGCTTCACTCCGTCAACTAAAAAATCCAAACAGATTGAACAATGGACGCCTTATAAAAAAGCCTTTATTTCATATGCGTCGGCCGACCGCAATGAAGTACTTAAAAGAGTGCAGATGCTCGCCAGACTCGATATTGAATACTTCCAAGACGTACTCAACCTCGAACCGGGGGAATTATGGGAAAACGAATTGTATAAAAACATCGATAAAAGCGACGTTTTCTTTCTCTTTTGGTCGAATGCCGCGAGAAACTCCAAGTGGGTTATGAAAGAAGTGCATTATGCATTAAAAAGAAAAGTTGGAGACGATTTAGCTTTGCCGGAAATTATTCCGATCATCATTGAGGGACCGCCCCCAGCCTACGTTCCGCGAGAGCTGAGTCATCTTCATTTTAACGACAAGATTGTATATTTTGTTGAGGATGAAAATCTCAAGACGTAAAAATACCATCTTGAGCCTCATTTTTAAGGTTTCCGTAGCTGTGACCGGCGCGATGCACGAGCAGTTGATTTTCTGGTGAAAGAGGCAGAAGATTTTTGCGGGTTGTTCTTTTTCGTTAAATGCCATTGGTGAGTTTTGATATTTTTAAGACAAAAATATCGGAAGTGGTCTCAATCCGCCGGGCTACAATTGCCCATGGATGCACTCCGCACTTCCGACACCAAATAGAATACAATCGATTCTTTGTTTTTTGCAAATAAAAAGGCCGGCCGCAGATGTCCATCGTAAAGCCCGGCCTCATTAAATACGCGGCTCAATTTGCCAGGCTACAATTGCCCATAAATGAACTTCCGCGCTTTTTCACTTTTTTAAGATACAACGAAACTTTTCTGAAAATCAATTATTAGATTTTCGTCAGCTGCAAACTAGAGCCGTGAAAGATAATCGAACCGGTCGCGCTCGACGTTTGCTGCGACCAGCACAAACCGAACGTGCCGCCCGCCGAGAACGTAACTACGCCGTCGATTCTGACGATGCCGTCGAAACCGCCGCCGGCATCAGAATAAGCGCTCGTCGCGCTCGTCTTTCGCGCGCCGGTCGGCCACGCTCCCGAATCGTGAGTTCTCAAATACTGCGCCATAAAACTTGAAACGACCGCCGTTCCCTGAAAATCCATATCCATACCGGGCGTGTCCATCCCGACGTGCAGAATTCCGTGAATCAAATATGTTCCGGGCTCGACGAGCGGGTGACGTATATCGCTGCCGTCGAACTTCAAATGCGTATCGACCGTTCTGGTCGTCGTCAAAGCGCGGTTCGTGTCTCCGGTTTTGAAGACGTTAAAAACCGTCTGGCCGGGCGAAGTGCGAATGTATGAGCCGGCTTCGTTTCGAATGCCATCGGGGTATGTGCCGCTCCCGTTTAAGCTGTTGCCGCCGCCCAATTCGACGATGCCCGGATTGCCGAGCAGGTGAATATGATTGACGTTGACCTCGTTTGTGAAACCTTCCAGTTTCAGGAAATCGACGTTGTTTGCGATGATGCCCGGAATTTCGCCGCTTTCGGCAAGGCCGACAATCGTTTGCTTGATGTGCGCGTATTTTACATCGGCCAAATTAAAACCGCCGCCGCTCGTTCCTGAATTATCCGAGCAGTTTTCAATGATAACCGATGCGGTTTTTCCGCCCGCGCCATCTCCGGCGACGACAACCGCATAAGTCGCGCCTTCGTCAAAATCGACGTTTTCAAGATGTATTCTCGTCCGACTTCCGAATACCACATCATCGTCGTCTACCTCCTGAAGCGGCGCGTGTGTATAAATCCAGCCGTAAGGCGAATTGACGAGCGTCCATTCAGGATTGCCGTCGAGCTGAATGTAATCGAGAAACTGCGAGTTTTTGACCATCAGTGACAGCCAATGCTCGCAGGTCACAAAGCCCTTTGTCGGTGCAGCGCATCCGCCCGCAATTACGCGGTCAAGCGATAAATTGCAGTTGTAAGCGTAAATCGCGCCGCTCGACGGCGAATCTCCGTTAGCCATCCGGATGCCTGCGAAAATCACGTTTTCAAAATGAACCCGGTCGCAGAAACCGAAAGCGAAAAGCTTGCGGTAAAAATGATTTGGAATGTCGGCGTAAAGCGAACCGAGAATCAGCAAATCCTTGACCGTCACCGAAAGCGTATTATTGATTTCGATTTTGTTCGTTGTATTTCCGCGAATTTTCAGGCGCGAGTTGGCCCCCGCGCCCATCAAGATGACCGAGCCTTTCATACCGCTGAAATTCTTGACGATGCCGCCTTCGTCAATTAAAGTTTCTCCGCGCGGGAAAATTATAGCGCCGCCGCCTGCATCGCCAACTGCGTCGAGCGCGTCAGAAAGCGGGTCTGTCGCGTCTTCGCCCTCCATCGCTCCGAATGCTGCCAGCGGAAAAACCGGTATCGAGCTGACCAAATCCCATCCGTCGTCTGCGGCGTTTCGTAATTGCATCAGGCCGGTCGCCGGATTAAACCATCCCTGGTTAAAACCGACTGCGCCAGGGTCGGTCTCCGAGTTATGAGCAAAAGGATGCACGTCTTCTATTGGAATTACTTTATGTTCTAAATCACCCATTTTTTTATTCCTTCCTTATATAAGTATTTTGTAACCGCCAGCCGTTATCACGTCGCTTCCGACCTTTATCATGTCATCGACGACGATAACCGTATCCGCGCCGGCGATTGTAGTTTCGGGCAGGCTCGCCGGAATTGCTCCCGGCGATAAAATCGAAGTTTCTACACCCGAAAAGCCGTAATTTTTCCTGACCGTGGCGTCGCCGCTTCCCCTGTCTTCAAACTCCGTGTTCTCCGGGATGCGCGTAATCGTATCTTCGGGCGGAGTCGTGTTGTAATCGCGAAAAAGAAAGCTTTTCGCCGGATAATATTCGTTCCAGAAGCTGCGCGCGGTCCGGAACTCGCGAGTCGAGCGCGAAGTGAAATTCAAATCGAACGATTTCCGGATGCCCCGCTTGACGCGTAGAACCGGCTCGTTTTGACCGTCCGACAAGACTTTTTTCGAATAAGCGGCGTTGTCGGTCTTCGAGCCGAGAAACGGGAAAACGTTTGCAATCGGAAGCTGGTAAGCATAAGCGATTGATTGGAACATATTTCTGATTTCCCGCTCGCACCATCCCCGGTCATAAAGCGCCATCATCGCGACTTTGCCGTTCAATTTTCTTCCCGAAAATCCGCGGTCGCTCCCGAGCTGGATGCCGTCGCACTGCAAGGCGCGCCAGAATCTAAAAAAGATAATTCCCCAGCTGCCGATTGGCGCGGGCGCGGCGCTGTCGGGATAGATTCGGTCATTGAGCCGCACTTCGTAATCTTCGTAGCCGAAATCGAACCAGTTCGGCGAATCGTGATGATTTCCGACCAAGATGCCGAAATCCGAAAGCGTCGTCAGAAGCCCGTTGTAATTCGTAAACGAGGCGATTTCGGCGACGATGAAGCCGCTCGTAATCTGGAAATTTCCCGAATACGAGAGCGCGTTTTTCGAGCCGTCCCAGACAACGGCCTTTTTGCCGTTTACCGCTCCGGTTTCGATGACGGGCCGCGCCGCATCCTGCGTCAGATGCCTGCCGTTTCCGCTCAAATCGGTAAACGAAGAAACGGCCGCGCCGCTCGCGCCGGAAAGCTCGTCGGCCTCGACGAAAAGCTGTAATTTATTGTTATAAATCGGTGTTCTCATCAAGCTATTCCCTCCGAAACGAGACTGACGCGCTCGAAAATTTCGGGCAAAGTAAGCCACTCCTGAAGCCGAAATATGCGCGTGTCGGCCGTATCTTCCGGGCTGTTGTCGGTCGCTTCCAGAACCGCGAAAGCCTTCGCGTCGAAATCGCCGAGCGCGTGCGAAACTTCGATTATGTCCTGCGCGATGACCTGGTAAGTGCGCGCCGTGCAGCTCGTATCGATAAAGACGTCGGCGAGAATCGTGCGGCTGATGATATAGGCGAGAACCTTGCGCGCCTGCCATCTCGTCATATTGCCTAAATCGACCGGCTCGCCGTAAATTTTCCGGTTTCCGGCCGCTCGAATCAGTTCGGGAATTTCGAGCATCACCGGCGAAATCGGCTCTTCGAGAAAGCGCGAATCTAGGTCGTTGAATTTCGCTTCCCAGACGTTTCGCAGCTCCTGCACGCGGCGGTCTGCGCGGGAAAATGAAAATATGTCGCGGCCGCTGTCATCCTGCAGAATTTGTCGCTCGTTTTCCGGCAAATCGTCCTGAAGATGAAACGAGGCCGCGAGCTGCTCGATGCAGTAAAATTCCATCTTTCCGTCAACGTCCTGGCGAATCGAGTTTGAAACGAGCAGAACGCGGTCAATCATCTGGTCCGTGGTCGTCGGAACGGAAAACTCGACGTTTGCTTCGTAAAGCGCCTGCTCGACCGGCAGCGGATATAAAGCTTCGGGCGGAATGATTTCTTCCGTCTGCGATTCAGACGACCATTTCAAATGAAACTCGCCCGTTACGGTGCTGTCGTTCCATTCCACCTTTATGTCGTAAAACTGACCGGCAACGAGGTCAATCGTCCCGGAATGCGTGCCGGGCGTCGTGCCGTCGTCCGTCCACTCATTGATAATTTCGTGGCCGTCGACCCAAAGCCGAGCGCCGTTGTCGTGAACGATTTTGAAAGTGTATGTTTCCGAAAAAAGCGCCAGAATCCTGCCTTCCCATCTGACGCTGAAATTATCCGCGTCCTGGCCTACCGCCGGAGCGTTCGCACTGGACGTGAAATCTATTACCGGGTCAATGCGCGACGAAAGAAACGTCTCGAAATTCGTGCCGTTGTAAAATGACCCGGTCAGGCCGAAGCCGTTAAAGCCCGCAATCGATGTGTAATCGACCATCTCGGTCTGAGCGTGAAAATCCCGGAACGCCGTCCAGACCGGCCAGTTAATGTCGTCGATTGAAGCGGCGGCGCTATAAATCAAATACCAGTCCGCGATGACGCGCGCCGGGTTGACCGAATATGTAAAATACGTTTCGTCCAAACTTACGCCGGCGCGCAGAGTTGCAACCGTGACGACGATTTCGCCATCTTCGTCGATTTGATTGCCTTCGTCGTCGAAATCGGGAAATTTGTCGCCTTTGAAAATGCCGCGAAAATCCGTCGGCGGCGTTGCTTCAGTATCGGCCGCGCCGATTCCGGTCGGGCATTTCACGTCGCAGATGACAGTCCGGTAGTGCGGAACGTCGGTGTCGAACCAGTCGGTCGTTTCGGTTTGATTGCCGTCGAGAAAATGATAATCGGCAGCCGGAACATTCAGACCTTTGAAAAATATTGCTTCGGCTTCGGTCCACCCGCCGCGCGTGTCGGCGAGCGCCTGCCGCAAATAAATATTGTGCGTCGGCGAAACACCGACCGAATACGACCAGAGCAAATGCCCTTCGACCGAATGACGCCCGGCAGCCGCCGCCAGCACTTTGCGCTGCGCGTCCGCGTTTTTCAGATGATTGACTAAGCCCATAATTATGTCAGAACTCCCGGGTCCTGCTCTTTGTTGTGAAAAGCGAAACCATTCGCAAAAAGCGTTTTGTTTCGCAACGTTTCGAAGTTGTAAACCTTCCAGACTTCGCCCGAGAAACGCTTCGCCGATTTGAGAGAAGCTTTGCGCCAGTCGCCGCCCACGAATCTCCAAACGACGGTCGGCGCGGAATCGAACCGCAGCGCGTGCGCAGGAATAAAATTACCGGCTTCATCGAAAAACGGCTCTTCGGAAGTCGTCCTGATTTTCGAATTATCGCTGAAGACGAACTCGAAATATTCGGAAACGAAATTCACAAAGGTCTCGCTGACCGTATCTGATTCGACGGCCATCGTCGCCGGATTAAAATTCCAGACGCGCCAGAATTTCTTTATCGTCTCGACCGGCTGCGTGCCGCGCGCCGTCAGAATCGGCTCGCCTTCGAAAAAACAATGTCCCGCGCCGACGCCCGTTGCCGGATTGCCGCCCGAGCCCGGCGCCGACTGAGTCGGGTTTTCGGGAAAAGCGAAGCCGCCGTTATTCGGCTCATTAAGGCGGCCTCGGCATCCTCCGCGCGACTTACGTACAAGATTGCAGAATGTTTCCAAACCGAAATACTGGCAATTATGGTCTTTGAAAATCCACGCGCAGAGCGCCGAAAGCGTTCTAATCGACAATGAAGAGCCTGCCGCCGTCGATTTCGGAACAATATCGAAAACGATTTGCTGCTCGTCCGCCTCGACGTTGACCACCTTTCCCGAAAAGAAATGCTTATGCTGAAAAATGCTCGCATCGGTCAAACTACGAAACAGGCGCTTGACGACGACATCGGCCAGCTCCAAATCGCGAAGCTCGGAGGCTAGTTTTATTCCCCATTCTAAATCTGTGTTCGATAAAACTACCTGCACGCGATTCGTGGCCGGCGTTCCGGTTTCTTTCACGACGCCGACTTTAAGAATCCGCGGTATATAGGTTTCATCAAGGTCGAGCCGCACATTCGTCGAAAAGAATTTAGGCGGCCCGATTAGCAGGCGTATATCGACCGTCGATTGTGATTCACAACGGTTAAAAACGAGCGATAAGAGTTCTTCGTTTCGTGTTCTCGGCATTATGAAATTTCCTTTCTTTTCTTCAAAACCCTGATATTTTTCAGCGTAAGTTCCTGACCTTCCTCGCTGTCATGAGCTTTAATCGAAACCGACTTGATTCGCGCCTCGTCGATTTCGCCTTCGACGACGATTGTAATTTGCGGAGCGAAAGTGACAGCCGGCGTTTCCGCTCGCGGCGCGCGCGTCGACGTCGGCACGGAAACCGAAGGCGCGAACGATATTCCGGTCGACTAATTCGGGATTCGACCGAATTTGAACGGGTCATAACCGACAGCGTCTTTAATCCGCTCAATCTGCGCAGGATTCAGCACCATTTCGCCCGGCGCAAGCATTGACGGCAGCGTGTCTCGGCCCGTAAATGCTCCGGCCAGCATTCCGTTCCGGCGTTTGAAATCGCTGTACTGGCGCATAAAGCCGGAGTCCCTATAAACGCCGCCCGCGAATTCCGGTTTTAATTTACCTTGGACAATATTTGCCTGTGCCGCGACGCCCGCGAATTCCTTGATTTGTTTAATCAGCAAATCGGCTTCGACAAGTTTTTGGTCAATTTGAGTCTTGGCGATATTCCGGTATTTTTTGCTTTGAAAATCGATTCCGAAGCCCGAGGCGATTTGCGCGCGAAGCTCATCGGCGCGCGCCGATGAGCCGGTCGGGTCGCCCAGAATCGCATTTTTGTCGGCGGCGAGCGAACGCAGCTCTTCAAAGGCTTTGGCAAAGCCTTCCTGCAGCTTCGGCATATTTTCCTTTTTGTCGATTTTTCGTTTCGGGTCGCCCATAAACAAACCGGCAATCGCGCCGGCCGCCGCGCCGATTGCCGCGCCCCACGGACCGCCGACCATCATTCCGATCGACATTCCCGTTCCGGCCATCGAAATGACGTTTCCGACGAGCCCGCCAATCATTCCGCCGATAATATTCGCGGCCATTCCGGCAATCGCAACGCCGCCGGCCAGCGCTCCGCCGCCGCTTCCGCTTGAGCCGCGAGCCGATTCCGGCGTAGCTGCGCCCGGTGCCGATGAACTGCCGCCGCCCAGACCGAAGAGACTGCGAATATTGCTGAAATTAAACGAACCGCTGCTGCTGCTGCTTGAGCCGAGCCTTGGTCCGGCGACGCCGCCGGAGCCCGACGAATTCGGATTAAAATTAGGCGTTGCGGTGACGTTGCTGCCGCCGCCTAAAATTTGATTGATTATGTTTCCGAAACTGAAACCGCCGCCCGAAGAGCTCGAACTCTGCCCGGTCAGGAATTTCATTATTTTCGACGTAATCAGCTCGGCCGCCATATCGAGCAGCATCTTTTTGAAACGGTCGAGAATGCTCTTGAAGAAACCGCCCCAGCCGTCGTCGAGAAGCGTTTGCAGCGAATCGCGGACGACGCCGTAAACATCGTTATATGATTTCTGCCATTGACGCTGAGCGTCGATTTCGGCCGCCAGATTCAAAAGATATTGTTTCTGCGCCGGGTCGAGATTTTTATAATCCTTCTCGATCGTTCGCAGCATTTTTTCATATTCGGTCAGCTGGCGGCCGCCGCGCTGAAGCTCGTCAAGCTGGCCGCTCAGACCTTCTTTCAGAGTCTTGAAATCGGCGTTTTTCGTCGCTTCCGAAACCTCGTTGTAGCCCTGGGCCGCTTCTTTCAGCCGTTTGATTACGTCGTCGATTTTGCCCGCGTCGAAGTCGCCGACGACCGAGCGCAGGACGAGCCAGTAGCGGACGTATTTGGCAAATTTCTCCACGTCGATTTGATTGCCGGCCGTGAACAGTCCTTTCAAACCGTCGAGCGAGCCCACGCCGAGATTTAAATCCTTGATGCCTTCGACCGAGCGCAGAAAATCATTGAGCGGCGATTTTTCGCTGGTTAATTCGAGCTGGCGTTTTTTGAAATCGTCCGTCATATTGTCGAACGCGTCCGAGACGGATTTTGCGTCCTGACGAAGTTTTTTCGCCCATTCGGCGTTCGCGGCTTTTTCCAGCTCTTCGCGAGTTTTGGGAATGACATTATTGAGAATATCGAGCTGCTCGGCGGTCAGCTTGCCGGATTCTTTTAAGAGCCGAACCTGAAGGTCGAATTTTTGCAGCGACGTCATTCCGTCGTCAAACTCGGCGGAAAGCTCGGCAACTTGCTGGCGCGCCTGTTCTCCGGTCTGGATAAAGCCGTCGATGGATTTATCGACCAAGTCCCACTGCTCGGCCTGTTTTTTCGCTTCTTCCGGATTGATCGGCGGAACATTGGCAAAAGTGGTCGAGATGCCCTGGCCGGACAATTTCTCGGTAATACTGCGAATCGACGAGTTAATCGATTCTTTGCGACGGTCGAATTCCTGCAGAACGCGCAAAGCTTCTTTCCGGTCCTCTTCGGCGACGGGAATCGGCGCGGTAATTTCAAAATTCAATTTCTGGCGAAGCTTTAAGATTTCTTCGGTCTGGCTGACTTCATCGGACAATCCCGAAAGCTGAATCTGCTGCTGCAAAGTCGTGTCGCTCAGGCCGGCAGCCTTCAGCTGGTTAAGACGATCCTGTTTTTCCAGTATCTGGTTGAGAATCGATGCTTCGGCATCAAACGATTTCAACTCCAGAGATTTTCCGCCGCCGGCCGCGCCCATCGTTTTCTGCAAAACACTGTTCGTGTATTCGCGAAATGACGGATATTCTTTGCCTTTATACATCTGCGGCTTTGCACTGTCATAAAGACCCATTGATTTTTCGCCGCGGCCGTACCACGCCGCCGCCGCCATGCGAATCGCGATTTTTATATCTCCGCCCGCTTTTTGCAGGGCAGTCTTGAGATATTCGCCCATCTGCCCGTTGAAAACGGCGATTTGCGCTTGAATATCTTTTCTGAAAGCCTCGACCGACATTGATTTTCCGAGCCACTTTTTAGTCCAGGCAGGAATATTGCCTTCCATAATCTGGAACGCTCCGGTCGCGCCGCTATCGATGTTTTTTATATCGCTTCGACCGCCAGACTCCTGCTGTATCGTGCCTTTGCGCATAGCGTCGAGGACAGATGCCAAATCGCCGAGTTCGCTTCGTAAATCCTTGACCGCTTTTTTCGCCTCGGTCGCATCTTTTTTGATTCGGCTGACACCGCTTTCTTTCTTCTCGTCCGGACTGACGATATCGGTATAGGTTTTTTCGAAATCTTTGAGCTGTTTAACCGCCGCCAGGTCGTTTTTCAAATCTTCCTTGGCTTGTTTGGCTTTTTGAATCAGGTCGTTTTTATCGACGGCCGAGCTGATTACATTGAACATTCGATTTTGAATGTTTTGTTGATTTACGCTCGTCAAGCCGTCCAGAGCTTTCCGCAAATTGAAGACTTCGACCGCCGCTCCGGCGGCTTTGCTGGCCGTATTATCGAGCGTCGTGCCGAGATTATTCTGCGCGGTCGTGGTTTTTTGAGCCGCCGCCGTCAGAATATCGACTTGCTGTGCGGAATAGCCCGCGTTTGTGAAAAATTGTCTTAACTGTTCATTATTTAAGCCGAGCCCCTGCGTCGCCTGCAGAATCTTCGCGTTATTTTCAATCAGGCTCGTATTAAAATCTTTCAGCTTATCACCGGCCGCGATATTGGACTGGGTCAGATTTCTGACGCTGGCATCATTTTCATTAATCGCCTGTGTCAGAACCTGCCATTCGTTCGAGTCGGGCGCGACATTGGCGCGCTGCTCATTGAGCTTTATCCGGTCCGCCGCCAGCTGATTGATTTGCTCACTGTTAGATTTTAAAGCGATATTTTCGGCCTGAATTTGCCGAATCGCTTCGAGCGAGCCTTCGGCGGCGGTCCGTAATTTTGCTTCGAGAAGAGCTTTCTGAGCTTCGATATTGGCGCCGATGATTTCATTCAAAACTTCGACTTTCGTTTTCTCATCGACGAGCGTTTTGATGTATTCGGCGGTAACCGGGTCAAGTCGGCCGAGAATATTGTTAAGCCGGTCGTGGACGTCGCCGCTTTGCGTCTGCGCCTGGCTGACCTCATTTGACGCCGACACCAGGTTCCGAGCCTCGGATTGCAGAGCCTTATAGCTTTGCAGCGAATCGATGTTAGTTTTAATCGAGTCCAGTGTGACGGCATTTGCTTTACTAATCGCCGATTCCGTGTTGTAAAACGCGTAGATTACGCCGCCGAGAATCGCAATCAGCGCGGCCCATCCGGCGACAGCCGCGACCGTTACTTCCAGACCGATGAACGCGTTTTGCAGTCCGAACATCGCGCGGGCGACATTCGAAGCGATAAAAACCAAACCGCTGAGCGAGCTGCCGTAGGAAATTAAAACCTGGATGCCGGCGGCGATATTTACAGCGTTAAAGGCCACCGCGAGCAGCCCGACGCTGACCGCCGCGGCCGCGAATGTAACCGGATATTGACCGACTAGGCCGATGAAATTAGCAAAACCGAGAACGATTGTTGTAAGAGCCGGCGCGATGCTGCCAAAGATTGTCAGACCTAAAGTTTCCGCCTGCGATTTGAGATTTTCCCACGCGCCGCCAAGCCCCTTCGAGCGAGCCGCCGCGAGTTCGGCCGCCGCATTGTGTCGCTGAACCGCCTGCGACATAGTATCTAAACCGGCTGCGCCCTGGCCGAAGATGATCGTCGCGCCGCGGACTGCATCGGCACCGAAAATCGTATTCAGCGCCTGGTCTTTTTGTTCCTGAGAAAGTCCCTTCAATCCGCTTTCAAATTGGGCGATAATATCGCGCATCGGACGCATTACGCCGGCCTGGTCGTAAATATCGACGTTGAGGCCTTTGATTGCCGCCGCCGCGTCGTTTGTCGGCGATTGGAGACGCTGAAGCATTGTTTTGAGAGAAGTTCCGGCGTCAGAGCCTTTAATACCCGCGTTCGCCATCTCGGCGATTAAGGCGACCGTCGTTTCAATCGGAATATTCGCGTTATGGAAAACCGCGCCCGCCTGCTGAAGCGAAGCGGCGACGTCCATGATTTCAGCCGAGGACGCATTCGCAGCGGCCGCCAGTAGGTCAGCCACACGACCCGCTTCCGACGCCTGCAAACCGAACATATTCAGCGAATTTGCGGTAATTTCGGCGGCGGCGGCGGCGCTGATATTGGCGGCCGTCGCGAGCTGCAAAGTTCCTTTTGCGGCTGCCATCGCCTGCTCGACCGACATTCCGGCTTTTCCGAGCTCGGTCATCGCTTCGGCGGCATCGGCAGCGGACATTCCAGGCAGACTCAAGTCGTTTCCTAGCTGTACCGCTATGCCGTCCGCTTTCTGCATTTCGGCCGCCGTCGCGCCCGTCACGGCCTGAAGCATATTCATCGACGCCTGGTATTTCGCGCCGATATCGAGAATGGCGTACACGCCGGCGACTGCGGTCGAACTTGCAATCGCAGTTCCGACGAGCCCGGCAATATCGCCCGCGCCGTATTTACCGGCTTTCGTAATTGCCAGTTGAGCTTTTTGGCGCTCGATGCGCTGGTATTCCTGAAACTCGCGCCGTTTCTGAGCTTCGACGCCGCGGGCGGCAATTTCCGCCTGTTTCATCTGGCTTCGCGCGGATATTTCGGCGATTCTTTGTTTTGATTTTTCGGAATCCTCGAAAACTTTCAGCCCGACTTTCGACGACTGCGTTTGCCGGCGCGCGAGTTCCTCATTGAGACGGGACTGTGTCTGAACGCTTATTTCCGTAATTTTCTGTTTGGATTTTTCCGCGCTCTCGAATTGACGCAGTTCGGATTGTTTTGCCTGGGTAATCTGCTTGGCAGTTTCTTCGGCGAGACGCGCCTGCGAGCGGGCGTTAACTTCGCTGATGCGGGCGGATTCTTTCGACATCCGGACGAAATCCTGCATCTGCCGCGTGTCGATGCTCGAAGAGCCGCCCGCTGTGAACTGCCGGGCGGCTCGATTGTTGAGAGCGTCTAAACCTTTGCCTAAAGAGGCGATTTCGGCTTTTGCCTGGCTCCCGTCTAACCTGACGATTATTGGTACTAATTTCGCCATAGCGCCGTTTTATTGGAGAAAACCACCGGCTACGATGCCGAGCTTGATTTGAATATTTCGTTCGAAATCGCGCTCGATTTTTCGCCAGTAAACAAATAAATCCCATTTCCAAAGCTCGAAGTCGGAAGGACGAAGTTTTTCTCCGGCGTGAAATTTATCGGCCATCTCTTCAATCTGCCCGCAGACGAATTCAGATTCCTCATTGGAAACGTTTTCGTGTTCGTCGTCGCCTTCGCTGTTTTCCGGCAAAGGCGGAAGCTGGCAGCGTCGCGAGCATCCGGGCGACGCTTCCTCGAACATTTCCTCAATCGTCCAGTTCGGCTCGCCCACGCCGTCGATTCGCTCACAAAACTCCGGACCCGGGCAGCGAACCACAATACCTGTTCCGCCTTGTAATTGCTCGCCGTAGCGCCGGGCCAGAGTTTCAAAAATCGCCGGCTTTAGTAACTCGACTTTTTTGTCTGCGATTGCAGATTCGCTTCAAACCGTTCCCGCATCGCAAGCACTTTCAAATGCGCCGCCGGATTCGCGTCACACTGCACTTTGAGTTCGTCATACAGAGCGCAAATCGCTTCCCACGTTTCGCGCATAAATCTGCCTTCGCGGCCTTTCTTGAAAATCGCGCCGACGGTTATCGCGCGGAATTTTCCGATCTGGTCGCTGTTTTTCGGCGGAAAATCGAAGTCTAAAAGCGTTTCCTCGCCGTTGAAAGCTGCTTTGAGCGTGATGAGATTATTCGCTTTTGCTTGGCCGAATTTTCGTTTGCCGAGAATTTTAGTTTCTTCTTTAACGACGACGTCGCAGTCGAGCAGGGCATTGACCACCGCCGCCCGTTCCTCGTCGTCGAAATCTTCGCGCCAATTGTCGGGAAGCTCGCCGTCGAAACCGTCAATCAGCTGGATTCGTTCCTCGAAAAACCAGCGCGATGCCGGAATCGCATTCGTTTTGAAAAGCTGGTTGTTTTTGTTCTTGCTGATAACCTGCGTTTCGGAAAGCTTATCGTATTCGAATAAATCCGCGTCGGGCAGGCCTTCGACCGCAAATGTTAAGACATAGCGATTCTCGTCGTCCTCGCCCTCGAACTTAAATTCCTGGCGCGCGTCTTTGTCGTAAGCTGCTTTTGCAGCCGAATTCTGGTCGTTATTTTCAAATTCACTCATAAAAATTTTTATTTTCCTGTGGTATTTAATTTGGTCGGCGACAAATCTTTTTAGACGTGCCGCCGCCGAGAAAAAGAATAAAACTCGGGCATTAGGCCGGAGTCGCGTATTGAGTCGTCACGCTGACAATCTTGTTGTCCGCTTCGTTGTAAAACGCGTCGGGCGAGATTTCCAGCGTCGTAAAGCCGTTTTTACTGCCGAGGTCAACGGATTTGTAGAAGGCGAGATGCATCACGATTTCGAACATATTTTTATATGCGCCGGTGATGGTCTTGCCGTACATACCCATTTTGAGATTGAGTTCGGTCTGCGCCCGCAGAAGCGCCAGCTCCGGCGCGGAATCTTCGAGCCAGATGACATATTTGCTGCCGTATTTGCGTTTCCCGAAAAGATGGTACGAGCGAATCTGGCCGCTGTCAGGATCGTTCGCGGTGAAAAAGCGTTTGCATCCGGGGTCGTAGCCGACTTTCTGGTCGGCGGCGTTATCGACGTCGAACATAAACGACTGCAAGCCGCAGGCGTAAGTTTTGGCCACCGTGTTGGGCGTCGCTGCCAATGCGCGGGCGATTTCGCTCATCGTATTTTTGAGATAATACTTTCCGGTTTCCTTGACTATGTCGACATCTTCGCCGAGTAGCTGCTGGCCCGAGCCTCGGAAATTTCCGGCGACGTTCAGCTTGCCGGATTCTTCGCCCTTGAAAGTCGCTTTTTCGAGCATACAGGACGGATACAGCGCGTCGTGCCGGTCGCCGCATTGTTCGCCCATCCAGTAAACCGGAAGCTGGCGAGAAGCGGCGTCCTGCGGAGTAAATACGTTTTTCGTAACTCCCGCAGTCGGCGAAGTCGTAACCTTTTGACCGAACGCGGCCAGAAGTAACCGTGTCAGCATCAACATCGTCGGGTCAATCGAGAACGGGATTTCGGCGTCGTGACTTTCAATCCACTGCTCGGTCCCCCAATCCGTTCCGGTCGATTGTCCTTCGTTGTTGGCCGTGTTGACGGTGTATTTCGCCGATTGCTGGTCGGTCGTAACAAATTTAATGAGCTCGGCCGGCGGCGAGCCGTCGTCCGTGTAGTTGGACATCGGCGTATCGCCGATGCCGTAAATCCAATTCGATTGATTAAGTGGCGGTGCCATAATTTATCTCCTTAACGAAAAATTTTCCTAAACCACGAACGGATTTTTTAACCCTGTTCCTTTTCTTCTGTTTCCTCTCCCGATTTTTCGTCAGAGGGTGTTTCCGCAGCATCAGCGCCGTCCGCGGCTTTTGCCGGCAGCTTGGCAGCTTGCAGAATCGCTTCGGCAACGGCTTTTTTATCGGCGAGTTTTTCCGGCTCGCTGATATTAAATTCCTTCGCCTTGGCATTGAGAACGTCGCGTTTGAGCTTCATCAAGCTGGCTAAAGTCATAGCCTCCGGCTCGGTTTCTTCAAACTCGACAAAATAATCGTATGAGCGCAAAAGCACGTCGGCCCATTTCTTTTCGATATGGAAAGGCGCGTCTGACGGCTTGAACGTTCGTGAAAAATCCATCCCGATTTCGATTGTAAAATCGACTTTCGGCGCGTTTGCTGATAAAGCTAAAGTTTTTGTTTTAGACATATTTTCTCCCTAACAACGATGAATATTGACGACTAACTGGCCGCCGCCGAAATGCAGAAAACCGCCTGCATCGATTAAACCGATTGGGCGAAACTCGACGTATTCGGTCGTCACCTCGTCCTCTTCATCTTCAAATTCCCAGACGGGACTTTCCGTATCCAAATCAGCCAGCCGCCGGGCGATTCTCTCAATCGTCAGCTGCCAATCGTCCTCACTATTTTCGGCTTCAGTTCCGGCAACGTAGCCTTTGAAGCCGAGAATTTCAAAAATATACTGCTCGAACGGGACGCTCTTGCTCCGCGGCTTGTAACCAGTCCGGCGTGCGATAAAAGCCAGCGTAACCGGCGTCATTTCGCCGTTGATTTCAACTTCGTGCGTGAAATGTCCCGCCCATTTCGAGCGGTCGCCGGTAAAAGGATTGCGGCGGATTTTCCTGGCGGTCGGGCAAATCGCCCAGATTTCCGCGAGAATTTTTTCCCTTACCTTTTTTTCCGTTAACGCCATTCTTCTTCCATCCGGCCTTCGACTTTTTCAGCGATTTCCGGTATTGCCAGCTCAACAGCGGGCTCGGTAAACGGCCGGTCGCGTTTTTCCTGCAAAATATTGCCGTAATCGATATCGGAATTGATTTGCGCTTCGTCCATCGAAAGCGCGATGACATCGAAGGAGCCGACTAAATCTTTCGAGTTAATTCCCGGCGCTTCGCCTTCCTCTGAGGCCGGTCGAACGGTGTTGTCGCGGTGCTTATACGGATTGCCGTGTTTCGGCTCGTTCATCAAACCGACGATTTTCTCGTGAATAATTTCCGCGCCTTCATACGCGACGCCCGCGAGCATCACGTCGACATCGACGACGGCGAAAGGATTAAACTGAACCTCGGCTGAAAAAAAACTCATCGTATTACTCCGGCGAGAAGCTCTGGCCTGTGCGTTTGTAGGAAAGTTTCCACCACGGCTCTTCGCCTTCGGGCGGAACTTTGCCGTCGCCGCCTTCGCCGTCATCATCCTGCAGCTCGTAAACTCGGCCGCTGACGCTGAAATAGCCGGACAGTTCGAGCTTTTTGGCGAAATCCGTATCCGGCGCGGCAACCAGAAGTTTTTTCTGTTTGGTGTCGAGATACCAGCCGCCGCTGATTTCAAGCTTTACGCTGAAAACTTCTTCGTCGCCGTCGCCGGCGAGCAGATAGCAAACCGGGCTTTCCGGATAGAAAATCTCGCGCAGGGCGTCGAATTCCAGCTTTTTCGCAGCGATAATTTCACCAAGAATCGACATATTTACCCTGATTTTTACCAGCTATAGCCGATTGGAACGCTGCACGTTTCGCTGCTGCCGGTTTGATTTTCGTCGCCGTATTGTTCGGTCAGCTCGGACAACCCGAGACGAACGCGAACGCGATTGCGAATTTCCATTCGCGTTCTTCCGGGGTCGATATCGACGCCGCTTCGACCGCCTTTCAGCCGCGTAAATTGATTTTTTACGCTGCTCCAAGCAGTAATATCGGCAAGCATCGCCGCCCACTGTTCATCATTCAAAGAACTGATGCGCTCCTGCGCGTCGGCAAAAGAAGAGAGTTTGGCGATTTCCCGCACAGTCTCGGTTTGTTCATTTGTCGGCGTCGGTGTCGGCATCTAAAATTAAAAAGTTCCGCGGAAAGCGCGAATCGCCTGCACGACCCGCGCCCGCGTAAAAAAACTACTGCTTATTTCCTTCGGCGCTCATAATCGCCTGAATGATGGTGGCTTTCGTATCGGCCTGGGCAACCTCGATGCTGAAACCTTTTGTATTCAATTCGTCGACGATGCCGAGCAGATTGGGTTTGTTTTCTTTCTCCAGGTCGCTTTGCTTGTAGCCGGTCGCCGATTCCGACGGCGGCTCGCTGGTCTGGCTGCCGGTCGAAGCGTCGCCGATTTCAAGAGCCGCGCTGAGCTTGGCCGACGTCCAATTGCCCGAAAGTATTTCGCGCGTGATGAAGCCGTCCAGCTCTTCCTGCGTGAAATTCGCGGAAATTTCATCGACGTCGATGTAGGTTTTCTGTTTGCCGTCTTCGCCGACGACGCTCAGGCCTCTAATTACTTCTCGATTATCTTTTGGCATAAAAATTCTCCTTAAAAAATCAGCTTCAGGGCGGAGGATTTTTACCCGCCGCCCGCCGGCTGAAATTAGCTCATGATACCCGTATCGGTCGTGTAGATTTTCTCGTCGGTCGGAATCGGCAGAGCGTCGAGCTGCGCTTGCAGCTTCAAAGCTTTGTCGTCGTTTTCGGCGAAGTGAAAAACGGATACGCCGCGGACGTCGATTTTCGCGTCGGGAACTAGCGTGGAAAGGTCCTGCGCGCGCGAGACCGGAGCGAACGGTGTTTTGCCGACCATGCCGCCGACCGGAACAACCGCGATATAGCTTTCGTCGAAATATCGTTTTTTCTCCGTGCGTGTACCGCCGTCAACGAAAAAGTCGCCCGTTTCGTTGTTTTCGATAAAAACGATATTCAAACCGGTTCGATTACGAATTTCCTTGTAAAACTCTTCGTAACCCATACGCTGGCCGTTTGCCAGCGCCGGCGCGTCGTCGAAAATCGCCTGGATGACGGTTGCCGAGCTCATTACGCCGAGAATTCCGCCTTTGACATATGTTTTCGCGACTTTGAGCCACGCGATGAATTTGCCGAACGCGCCGGAAGTCCAGGGCGAAACGGCGACGGTCTGGCGCGCAACATCGATGCCGAAAGAAGTCCGGTAAAACTTTTTCGACTGCGCGTCATACTGGTCGATGTAGCCTTTAAGCCACGCGTCCATCGCGTCTTTTTCGAGCGTTCTCCAAGCCGCCATCGCGAGCGTGTCGCCGCGTTCCGGGATTGTTACCTTGAGCTGCTCGACCATCAACTGCTGGTTGTTCAGAAATCTCTCTCTGAGCGCCACCAGCTCCTGTTCGTGAATCAGGTCTTCGGTTTCAATCGGGATGATGTTAATTTTCCGCGTGTCCGGCGTGATAATCGGAATGCGCCGGCCGTGAGCGTCCCATTCGCGGCGCGCGCCGACCGGGCGGAAATCCTTCGTAATCAAATCGGTCACGTCGTGCGTTTGAACGTCGACGCGCGGGAAAAGCGTCGACCATTTGAGCGTGCCGTTGTCCGTCGGGTCGAGCATTTGCACTCTGACCGTGAGAGCAGCAGCAGTTAATTTTTTGACTTTTTCAATCCAAGATAACTTCATTGCTTTTGTTCTCCTTATAATGCGGTCAGACGCAAGCCGCTGTTTTTAATCGCGGCCAGCTCAACAGCTGTCAACGACCGGCCGAGGTTGTCCTCGACGATCGAACGATTCACCGTCGCAATCGTCGCGCACGCCACCAGCGGGTCATTCGTGATGCTGCTCAGTGAAGTGTTCGAGGCGGCGATTTTCGTCGGTGAAATAACCATAACTGCGTCATCGGGCGCAACTCCCGCAGTCGAATTGGTTGAATTAGACGCGGCCGTAATTCCGGTAACCGGCGACTGCTGCGCGTGCGCTAAATTCAACGAAATGTCATTCGGGCCGATTGTCTTGGCCGTTAAGCTGTAATTCGCGCCCGCGCCGCCGACCGTGTAATAATCGGTAACTCTGGAATCAGCGCCAAGGGCTGTGCGGATTTTTCCGCCGATAGCCGCGGCATTGTCCGTATCGGCGACGGCGACGAGAATTTCAATCGGTTCTTCATACAACTCGGAAGTAATCGTAACTTTTACGTTTCCGGCTCCGTTCGCTGTACCGACAACCGTTTGCGTTTCAACCTGCGCTGTTCCGTTCGGAGAACCGAAAGCGCCGCCATGCGATGGCAGCACGACACCCGGCTTCAAAATTCCGTCCTCATCAACCTGCGATGTCGAGAGCAGCGAAACATCCACTTTTACGTGAATAACGTTGCCCCCGAGGTTGCTGAGAAACGGGGAGGCGTAAGCCGTTCCGCCCGTAGTTTTTTCAATCAAAAGTGGCATAAAATTTCTCCTATTTCGCTGTTGCCGGCGGCGGCGCGACGGGCTGGCCGCTCAGGGCGGCGAGTACCGACGCGTTGTCCGTTGGCTTCGCGGTATTCTGGTTTTTCATTTCCTCGCGAATTTCGTCGAATTCGTTTGTGCCTTTCGCCTTTTTGCCCGATTCCTGTTTGACCCACTTCTTACCGCTGCCCTGGCTTTCGCCCGGATCGCCATCGCCATCGCCTGCGTCTTCGGCGGCGAACATATCGGCGAATTTGCTGAAAAAGTTGTCTTTTTCGAGAAATTCACCCAGCTTTTGCCGTTCCGTTTTGCCGTCTTTTTCCTGAACGACGTACCAGACTTCCGTCTCGTTTTTGTCGTCGTCCTTTTCCTTTTTGCTTTCGAATTTCAGTTTTTTGTCCTTCGCCAGCTCGACAAATTTATCGTTTAATTTGTTGGCCGCTGCGACGGTTTCAACCGTTTTTTCGTAATCGACAGCATCGAGTTTTCCTTGCAGTTCGTCGGCTTTGGTTTTCAAAGTCGGGATTTCACCGGCGGTCAATCCGGCCGTTTTCGCCGCATTGCCTAGCTCTTCCACGTCAGGGTCGACCGCGATTTTGCCGGTCGGAAGCGTTTTTGCTTCGGCGCGGGTCGCACGGTCCTCGGCTTTGCGCAAATCTTCTTTCAACGTGCGCTGCGTGTTTTCCAGGCTGACTTTGTTCTGGATAATCGGAACATCATCATCAAGTTCGATAAGCTCCCATCTGCCGTCTCTTTCCTCGTATGCGTCAACGAGGCCGGCGGGAACGTCTTCTTTTTTCGCGTAAAAATGTTTAAGTTTTTTTGGCATATTCTTTTGAATTGTCCGGGATAAATTGGCTTTTGCCTGTGGATTTTGCGCTTTTGCGCGGAAAATAAAAACGCCGTGTAAGCTCTATTTTTCAAGAGCTTACACGGCGTTACTCGCGTTTTCTGCCCGAAATTGTTAGCGGGCAAACCAAATTTTTCAGATTCCAAAGTAAACGATAAACGGAAAAAAAGCAAGATAAAACGAAATATTTCGTAAAATTAGCATCAAGCGCCCGCGCCAGCTCCTGCGCCCTGACCGCTATGACCGCCGCCCGAGTCGACGACGGTCATCTGGTCCAAAATCTGTTTTCGCTCGGCATCGTCCCTGTAGCCTGCAATTTTGAGTATCTCGTCATTCGGCAAGCCGACATTTTTCGCGAGATTCGCGACTTCCAATCGTTTTTTCATCAGGCTCAGTTGATAAAATTCACTTTCCTGAAGCCGCGCCACTTCCGCGTCAGGGTCTTCGATGCCGCGCCGGGCATGATAGGTTTCGACGGACATATAGCCGCTGTCGACGTCCTCGCGGTCGACTTTGACCTGTTCAGGGTCAACGGCGCCGGCGTCGACAATAGCATTGAAATCGACACGAAAATTTTCGAATTCTTTCTCGCGCGTCGCGCCACCGCCGCCGGTCGTGTGAGCCGCCGCAAAGAGCAGGCCGACTTCCAGAATCCATCTGCCGAGCGGGTCGGCCGCGGACTTTGAAGTTTTCAGCGATTTTTCGAATTCGGCGCGTCCTTCCTGTTTCGAAATGCCGGAAGCGTCAGTCATATCGTTGAGCTGCACGTGACTCTGTTTGGCGCGGCCGAGCATCGCCATTTTCAGCTTGTCGCGCCGCTTATCGAAAACATCCGACTGAACAGGGTCGACGATGACGACATTGGCGGTGGCGTAGCCTACGAGCTTTCTCTGTTCACCTTCCGTGCCCTGATAAATCGGCGAGCCGCCCAGAAAAGTCGCCGACGAACCGCCGATTTGAAGCGGAGCGTCTTCGGTCGTTTCGACAGTAGAGCCGTCCGTTCCGCGTCTTTTAACCGTTTTTTTTGGCCTCTGTGAATTGATAAAATATCGCTCTCGGCTGCCGGCGATGACGATGTTTTTCCCGCCCATCGTCCAAGTCAAATTCACCTGCTTCTGCTGCGAGCGAACCTGCTCATCAATCAGCGTCGAGCGCGAAAGCTCAAACATTAAAAGATTTCCGTCGAGCTTGAGCGGCTGAATTTCGGGCGGTGCTTCCTCAGAGTCGGCGGGCGGAATATAAGCCGCAATCGTCGGCAGAGTTTCCTGAGCGAATTCCAGCAAAGTCTGTTCTTCAAAAACTCTAAGACGAGTGTTGCCCTCTTTATCGAGAAAGGTCAGCTCTACCTTTTTATCGTCGCCGCCAGTCGCGAAGATTCCGAAAGGCTCGTTGCGTTCCGAATCGTAAAAAATGCCGGCGACGTCTGCGGGCAAAACCTCGAACTGAAGCATTTTCAGCGCGTCCGACAGATTCTTATGCGTTTGAATATTTCCCGATTCGTCCACAAACCCGGGCGGAACATATGCGCGGACGACGCATTTATCCTGAATCAGCGCGGTGGACAGGGCCTCGCGCAGCGTTCCGAGCATCTTCCGGTCGTTCCACCATTCGACGAGCGCGGCGACGGTTTCCCGAATCATTCGTTCCTGCGGAGTTTCCCCGTCGCCGGCGTTTCCATCCGGCTCGGCCGCCGCCATATCGACCAGATTCCAGTCCGGTTCGCGTGCGATGACGCCGTCCAGGTGTCGCTCCACGATTTCGGCGATTACGTTTTCCGAGGTAAAAGCTTTTTGAATCGTGTCGATTATCTGCTGGCGATTCTCGACGTATAGCGGAGGCAGCGCCGGAAAGCCTTCGCCTTCCTGCCAGTGGTCTCCGTCGAGAAAAAGTTTATTTGCCTTGTGTCCCGCTGTGATGCGGTCTTGCAGCAATCGCTGCGCTTCGCCTAAAGTAATGTTTTTATCCATAAGTTTTACACCTCAAAATTGGTAATAGCTTTCGGTCGATTCTTCCTCGTAGTCGTCGCCTCTCGGCTTCAAATCGATTTCGGCGACCATATAGCGCATGCAGTCGCATCCGTGGTCATTTTCCTTAACCGGAGCTTCTTTGTCTTCGTCCCAAACGTATTCTTCAATTTCGTCTTCGGTGCAAAGCGGTTTTTTCGCTTCGACTAGCTCGGGGTCGCGTTCGACCAAAGAATCTCTCAGTAAATAAAGACCGGCTTTCCCGTTCGCTTTGACGCGCAGGCGAGACTCGACCTGCTGCAATCCGCTTGAAACGTCTTTGAACGCCGGAACAGTCGCCATTCCCAAATGTTTTTCCAGCGTTGCGCGGTCTTCGGCGTCGTGGTCGCAAATAATTTTTTGGGGCAAAGGCTCGGCGTCTTCACGGATTTTTGTTCTTTTCCGCGTTGTCGGGTCGTAGTGCCAGCCGCAAACTTTGAGAATTTCGCGGGCGTGGTCTTCGACCAATCGGTTCGTGAAATAAATCTCGCGAATTCGATAAAGATTTCCGTCATTATCCATCGCCCATTCCTGCCAGACGAACGGATTACGATAACCGAAATCGACCACCCAAAACCTGCGCCAATCGCGCGGAATGATAAATTCATCGTTCTCGTCATAACGATTTAACAGGTGAATTTTCGGGTCGTAGTTGTCCCAAATCATTCCCTCGGCCTGGACCCAGAGGCCTTTACGCAGTCGCAGATATCGCACGCCGGTCAGGTTGTCGAGCTTCGCCAGATACGCAACGCCGCGCGGCGTCATCTCGCGCGTTTGCTGATTAAATAAAACCGGATTGTCTTCGTGCCGTGACTGGAACATTTTCAGCACGCCGCGTTTCTGCCGCTGTTTGAGAAAATGTTTCGGGTTTTGCGGGTTGCAGTCGGCGAGCAGCTGCTGATATGGCATCACGCCGTTACGCAGGCGAGTAGTCAAAGCTTCCCAGTCGTCTTCGGTTGCCTCGGTAGCTTCCTGCATAAAAATCATATCGTATTCGGACGACATAATTTTCGACGATTTATCCAGACCGCCTACGACCAGAACAGAGCCGTTTTTGTATCGATATTCCTGGTCGGAAGTGAAGAAATGAACCAAACGGCCTTTGCCGAGCGCGCCGACCGGCAGAACGTGATTTTCGTAAGTGACCAGCGCGGTTTGACTGATTGACGTACGGGTTTTACGGACGAGTAGGCCGCGCATACCGGAATATTTCATCGCGCACAGGTGCATCTTTTCGAGACAGCCGCGCGATTTTCCCGTTCCCGCCGGCCCGTCCGTGACCACTTCATCGTCCTGGCAGTAAAAGACGTCGAGCGCCGCGCCGATGGGTTGGTACGGCCGCTCTTCCGGTCGTGGCGTAATTGTTTTGGAAGACATTACTATCGCCATAACCAGAAAACTACACTTTAGAAGGGTCGAAACCTGCATAAACTTTCGGGAACAACGGCTCGCCGCCCGCGCCTGTGTGTTCATGTTTTTCGGTAAATAATTTGTGATATTTCCCTAAATCTCTGCGCGCTTCGTGTGCCGAATACAATTCAAACTCGACCTCTTCGTGAAGGATTTCAACGTCTGACTGTAAATCTTCGATTTCATCTTCGGCCAGAAAACCGCGCATATCTTCTCTGACTTCCGTTTTTCTCTGTTTGATGGAACGCTTCACTTTGAGTTTTTTTATCAAATGAGTTTTCCTGCGTTTTTTCGCCAACTCAAAGCTAAAATTTCCGTGCTCGTCGCAAACATCTTCGATATTTCCTTCGGCGTATTCGGTAAGCGTTGCGAGAACAACATTTGAGGGCATAGTCATTGCCGACAATCTTTCATCGATATAAGTCTTAATCTGAGGTTTTCTAAGGTTTTCGTAAGCCACCGCCGCAAGTGTCGCCCGATTGCCTTTATACTCTGCCAACTCAGCCGCCTTCGTGCCGTTAAAATGTGCTTCGTGCAAATAATAATCGGCAAACAATTTTTGCTTCGGCGTGAGTTTTATTTCTTCTCTTTCGTCGCTCATATCTTCTGCGTAGTTCCCTGCATCTCGACAAACTCGCCTTTGGCATTAAAATAAGGCTGCCACATCGAACGCGCGGGAAAAATGGTTTTGTCGGGAAGAACGGCGTCAAACTCGATATTGGATTTGGCTCTGCGCTCGCAGGCTCGAATCCAATAAGCGCTTACGCGTTCGAGGTCGTGCTTTGCTATTACCGAAAACCAGCCGTCGCCGAGCAGATCCTTTTCCTCTTTTTGAAATAATTTGCAGTAGGCTTCGTTCGCTTCGACGCATTCGCCTTTATCGTTCGCGCGCCAGAAGGGAACGGCCGAAACGTCCAATAAAAGCTCAATGCGTGCCGAGTTATAGCGGTGAAGCTCGGCGGACTCTTCCATTTTTTGATTTATTACCGTTTCGATTCGATTCAATGCCGTTTCGACCTGCATCAGCTCTTTGAAAGCTGCGAGCACGCCGACGCCTTTTTTATAGTTGTTCCGGCTCTTGCGGATTTTATTTACAATCCAGCCTAAAATAATGCCGCCGATGGTCAGCAATTCCCAGTAATCCTTAACCGTATCAATCCAAGTTTTGCCGTCGTCAATCATATAAATAGGAGAATGGAAATTTTCAACATCAAAAGCCATTTTGTCTCTCTCGTCCCCGTTTGCTCATCGTTGTTAATATTTGCGGCTCGCCGCTAATGCGTCCGCGCGAAGCTTCAAAACACGCGAACCGGCGAGCCGCAAAACTTTATCTATAATCAACCCCTGCGTCTTTGAGCATTTCCTGCCCTTCTTCGTCGTCCTCGTCGCATCTGACTTCCGATGCCCGAAAAGCTGCGTCCTTGAATATCAAAACATTTCGCTCGTCGCCGCCCGTCAGTTCGTATGCCTCGACTTTGTTCCGCGACAATATGTGCAGAAGCCGGGTAAACGCTTCTTCAGGAATGTCGTAAATTGGAACGTCGATATTCATAAAATAGAATCGAGCCGAATCACCCTTTTCGTTCCGAGAAAGCCTATAGCTTCAGGAAGCCGCTACGCCCGCCGGTTTCGGATAGTTTTGGCTGTAATTCTTCGTTCATCGTTTACTTCCAAAACGAAAACACCGCGTAAGCCCTCTTTTTGAAGACTTACACGGCGTTAGTGTGTTGACTGCCCGAGATTAGTGGTGGGCAAACCTAAATTTTCATAGTCCAAAGTAACGGAAAGTTTCAAAAATTGCAATGAAAACTTTACTGAAGCAGTTTATTGATTAATATTGCTCTCTAAATACTTCAATTTTGATGTATATAGTGTTATTATGCGGAACAATTTAACGAATAACATTATATTTAATCTAATTCATGGGATAAAACTATGGAACAAACTACTCCTACTCCAGATTTGAATGCCTCGGGGAAATTAGATGTGCAGGATATAGCTATTACTCTGGGAAAGAGTCCTACAGCTATCGTATACACAACAAAAGATAATCAACTCCGCTGGCGTTATTTCGGCAATAAGGGCAATCTCCCGAACAGGCTCATTAATGCTGTATCAGAGTTTGACACCATAATGACGAAAATAGGAGTTTCAGTTCCAAAATCTTATAAAAAAGAGGCATACTATCAATTAGGCAAATCATTGTTTGCGGCTTTAAATTGTCCTGGAACTACAAAACATGTTAGCTATTTTCGCGATGTAAAATTATTTGTAGCAGCGAAATCTAAAGAGCGCGGCCGGTTTGTTTACGTTGCTGCAAGCATGGCCTCGATATTAATTTTGGCACTTCTTATAAGTTTTTCCTACTTTGAAACAAATAATATACATGCTGATGCTGCACTAATTGAGCTCGGTGGATTGTTTGGCGCTATAGGCGCTTGTATTTCTGTCCTGCAGAGAAATAACTCGTTAAAGATTGATCCATTCGTCGGTATTGGTTATATCTCTTTTCAAGGAATCGCTAGAATTTTTCTGGGATTCATTTTTGGATGTATTTTTGTAATCGCCAGTAAGGCTAATTTCATTTTAGGAGTTGTTGGAAATACTGTTTATCCATTATTTATCTTATCTATTGTTGCAGGGTTTAGTGAAAGATTTATACCCGAGTTATTAAGCAGATTTGAGGCTCAAAATTTTAGGGATATTGAGTAGCATAAAGTCCTTGAAGTTCTAATTATTTAACTGTAAGTTTTTCATTTCTCTTCCAGGCCATCCTATAACCGCATTTATCGCAGATAACGTGTTGAACTTTCAAGTTCGGATTAAGTATCAACCCGAAGATATAGAGATACTGTCCGTCCGATTGATACAAAACGGCATTGCACGACTTTCGCGTGTCCGGCATACGTCCTTTGCAGCGAACGTCTTTAATTTCTTTTTTGTTTTTCATTATTAGGCTATAAATTCGACTATCGCCCTTAAGTTTTCCGGCTTTAACGCTTCCTCTTCCGATTCCATAATCGCTACACGCTCATCGAGCATTTCATTAAATAAATCGAATAAGTATTCATCAGATAAAATTTTATTGACCTTCGAGTTGTAAGCATCAGTATAGCCATTGTGCCTCCGGGCTTTGAGTTCTCCGGCAATCAAATAATCCGCCAAATCGAATCCCCCTTTCTTTTCTTCGACGGTTGCCGCATCTTCGATAATTCTGGAAGTCGTTACGTTGAGTCCGAATCTTTGAGCCTCAATTGCTTCTCTCTGCCAGAGGTCGAAACCGTCGGCGTCGGGAAAGAGTATGATTTTCCTGCCTCTGAACCGGCGCAGTTTTTCGGCTTTAAGATAAGACTTTCCGCCGATGGCGAGCCAGATGAAATTATCGAGAAAAATCGACGCGACCGCGGCGGTTTTTTCGGCTTCGACGATTGCCACGGACTTCCTTTTATCCCTTTTCAAAAGATGCTCGCCGAAAAAGCAGATTTTGTGCTCAAAGGTTTCCGCCAGGACTTTCGTCTTTTTGAGCTCGTAGTGTATCCATGACGGATTTACTCGTTTATCGCGCTTTCCCGTTTTTTCATCGTAGGAGATAATCTTTCCCGTCCGGGCACGCCCTTTGTCATCAATCTGCCAGAAGACGGTTTTGCCCGTCTTGGTCGTTCCTATCAGATAATCCTTAATCATCTTTTCGACGAGCTCCGGGTCGACGAAAGACAATAGGAAATTCAGGAAGCGGTTTTTATTTGTGTGTTCGAGCGAGCGGACGACCAGAGAGTTATCGATAGTGTCGAAGTATTCGGCCTGCTCCTTTCGGCTCGCAGCATTTATCCGTGTCACGACCGCTGCGTTCATTCTGGTTTTGCCGGTAGCGGGGGCGTTTGTGCCTGACTGGGTGCCGAGCCCGAGGAACTCCTTCGGCGTCAGGTGATAACCGCAGGAGGATTCCCGGTTGCAGCGGCCGACCGACGAGTCAAGATAATCTCCGAGCTCGTCAATGTATCTGGCGAACTCGTTTTTCTTTCCGCATGACGGGCAGGTGTAGCGAGAACGCGAACCTCTGTATTTTTCCAGTTGATATTTCATCAATGTTTGTAGCTTTTCCAGCCTCGTATCAATAAAAAGGGTATGACGCGATTGGGAAGTGTCATCTTCAGTCTTTCCTATCAACAAAACCCTTTATTTATAGTAGTTCTACTGAAGATGTCGGATAGTGTCATCTTCAGTCTTGATGACATCTTCAAAACGTCATCTTCAGCAAGAAAATACCTGAAAATTTATAGACCTCTACCTACCCTTATCTTTCTCGCTTTTGAAAAATTCGATTCAAAAACGGTTCCGGCAAAGGTGATTTTCTTCCGATAGGTTTCCAAAGAACTTGTTTGACGCGCCTGAACTTGACGCTTCCAACCGGCTGAAGATGACACTTGCGTCATCTTCAAGTAAACCGTTAAAATAAAAGAGCTTACGGTAAAAATCCGGCTGAAGATGACATCTGCAAACGAGAGTCGCAGGCCGTCATCTTCAATTCTCGGCTTCGGAGCGGTTGTCCGCCTCGGCTTCCAAAAGCTCGATCGGGAGCTTCCATTTCCACTGCACGTCGCCGCCGAAATAACCGCCTGTCTTAAAGACGACGACGCCTAATTTTTGCCGCGCGGTTCTTAAGGAACGCTCGGTAATTCCCAAATCGTGAGCTTCCTTTTGAACTTCCTTGGCGCAGCGTTCTCCTTCCTTGAGGGCTTCGCGCAGAAACTTCATCGCTTCGACCCAGCCCGCCTGATTGTCCGAGGTTTCGGGCTTGAACGAAGTGAGTATCTGCGTTGCGGTCAGATTCGACGCGCCGAGCCAGAACAGGCCTTCGTGCGTTATCTCGTAGCCCAGGGACTCGCCCTTCATAGCGTAGTTGCATTTGTCGTGAATGAACGCTCCCTTGGTTCTGCTTTGCGGGTCGCGCCCGATGATGATTTCCGAGCGCGCGATGGCGCGCAGGTCGATGCTCCCCAATCCTGCAGCCCGGCCTTCTCCGCCGCCTTTCGCTTTGCCGATATGGCGGACCAGAATAAAGGAAGCGTTATATTCGACGGCGATTTCCGTCAGGCGAGTGGTAATCGGACGGATGGCCGTCGCGAGATTGATATTCGTGTCTTTGGGGACGTAGGAAAAAAACGGGTCGATAAAAACTAAAGCGGGCTTGATTTTCTCCATCAAGTTCTCGAATCTGAGAAGCCCCATTTCGTCGAAGGTTATCGGCTCGGTGACGGTCGCTATGTTTTCGTGTTTCGCGCCGACCTGCGTCAGCCTCGGCTTGAGCGTGTCTTCGGCGTCGTCCTCCTCGGCGAGGAACAGCACTTTTCCCTCTTTGATATATTCCTCCGAGTTCGGAAATTTCCACCCGTTCGAGACGACGGCTCCGAGAGCGGAGGTGATATAGGATTTTCCGATGCCCTCTTCGCCCGTAAAAAGAGTAATCTTCTTTCGCGGGATATACGGAAACCAGAGCCATTCGACGGATTTGGCCTCGACGTCGCTCAGCCAGGCGAACTTCACCCCGCCTCCGTCGTTTTCCGCGAGACGCTCCGCTTCCGCCTTAATTTCTTCGATATTTATCGCGCTCTTCGAGTCGCTTGAATCCATCTATATTTTCCCCGTCCTTTTTTTTGCTTTCTCCAATTTCGTCCTAGCCGATCTTGACAGTCGACCGCCGTCTGACCGGTTTCGCTTTCGCTCTTTCCTCGGCCGCCTTTTCTTTCGCCGGGCGCGTCTGCTCGCGCCACGCGGCGTCGACGTCGCGTTTTATCCATTTCAAGGGTTTTTCGGATACGCGCTTCTCTTTGAGCAGATGAGTTCCGGCCCGCCCGCGCACCACGGCTTCTTCAGAGCATCCGAAGCGATAGGCGACGTAATCTTTGCCGACCGTCGCGTTTTGAGGAAGCGCTTCGAACGCCGCGGCGCGGGTCGGATTGACGGACTTCAGGCGCTCGACCTCGTTTTCGAGATTCTCGATTCGTTCCAGAATTGTCCGCATCTCGTCGCTCATCGTTTATTCGCTCAACTGTTTGATTTTTTCGTAAAAATCCCTGACCGCCTGAAGGAGCTCGAATCCCTCTTTTTGCAGCTCGGCGCGCGAAGCGCCCTCCTCTCGCGCGCAAACCACGTCGCCGAGCTCCGTGTGAATCCGTCGCATCAGCTCGGCAAGCTGCGTCACGACCGGCGCGGCCTGAAGCTTTTTGGTTCGCTCGCGCTCCAGAATTTTCCAGATTTCCGCTTCGAGCCCGGGCGAAAACGACAGCATCGCTTCGTGGATTTCCAGTAGCTCGACGTAAGGATTGTCGCGCTGCTCGTCCGTCGGGTTTATCTGGCGCGAGAACTTGCTCGAATCGTTGCGCTTCAAATAGCCCGATACGGTGCTGATCGAGCCGGGATGCCGGCGAAAGAGCATGTAAATTTCGAGCGCCGCTTTTTCGTAATCGGGGTTATGCGTCATAAACAAATCTAAGTGCAAAAATTGCGTGTAAATAAGCCTTTTCAAGTAAGAAATTTTCGTCTAATCTCAATCCGGTTCTTTGAAAATCTACTTCTTTTCTTTACGTTTTAGGAATTAATTTTTAAGTTTCAGAACTTAGCCCCAATTCGAGAAGCTCGCGGAAATCTTCCGTCTCCACTCGTTCCAGACAATCGCCGCACGCGCAGATTCCTAAGAAACAGACCGAGCCTTCGGGAAACTCGTCGTAGGGCGCGCGAAAGCCGCAGAAGCTGCACGTCCGGAGCTTTTCTACGGGCAGGCGCCAGACGCCGCAGTGACTGGCAAAGCCTTCCATCCCGATATACTCGGACGTGCGGAGGGACTTTACGGGGCGTTCGACGCATTCGATGAGCTCCATTTTTTCGAGCTTTTCGAGATGGCGAATCGTTATCGTTCTATTCGAGCCGATAACTCCGACGGAGCTTATGCCGCCGCGCGAGCGCAGGAAATCGAGTATTTCTTTCCCGGTCGGGGAAATCCTTAATTTCGGTTTTTGCATAGGGTGATTCATTGACTCAATCAAGGGCAAGACCGTGAAAGCCTTGCCCTTGATTGAGTCAATGAACGTTTATGCGGCCACTTTCCTTCCCGCTGCCTTCAACTTCCAAATACCACAATGCAGTTCTTCAGGCGTTAATTTCCCGCGACGTTCCAGCGGGAAATCGTTCTGGTAAACCGGACGTTGAACATTTTCGATTAAACGTAGCTCTTCAAGCTGTATTAATCTTTTAACGGTTCGCTGTTTGGTGTCGGCGAAGTTTGCGCCAATCGTAGCCTGACCGCCGTTTTCTTTAAGATAGTCGAGAATTTCCTGTTGGCTTTCGGTAATTTTGGAAGACTTCGCGGGAAGTTGTTTTGCGTTGCCTTGAACGGCAAGCTGGCGTCTGAAATGAACTGTGCTTTCTTGTTTTAGACAATAACCACACGCGACTAAATTATTGACCGAAGGTGCGTCCGGGCGAACGGCTGCCTCAACCAGACAAAAGGAACAATCTATCATTCCGTCAATTGCATATTGCGGAACTTCTTTTTCGAACGGATCTTTTTCTTCGGGAACAAATCCGGAACCGAGCCCACCGGTGGCTTTGATTAAATTGGTTTCGGAAGTAATAAGATTTGCAATAGCGTTTGCGCCTTTATACATTGTCTCTGC